GGCGGGACTGCGGTGGACGCTGCACCGGCCAAGGGCGGCGGGTGCAAGGTGGGCGACATCGTGACATTCACCGGCGAGAGGCACTACACCAGCGCAAACAGCACCGTGGGCAAACCGTGCAAGCCGGGCAAGGCCAAGGTGACGCAGGTGTATCAGCCGCTTGTGAGCAGGCATCCGTACCACCTTGTCGCCGTGAGCGGCGGCGGAAGCACCGTGTACGGCTGGGTGGACGCGGCGGACATCAAGACCGAAGCGGCGGCGCTGGCCGTGGGCGATCAGGTGACGATGGACAAGGCTGCCACAGTCTACGGCACCACGCGCAAGTTTTCCTCGTGGGTGTACAGCGCAAAGCTGTATGTCCGGGCAATCAGCGGCGACCGCATTTCAGTTTCCACGCTGAAAAGCGGCGCAATCACAGGAAACGTGGACAAGAAATATCTGACGAAAGTGTAAGGAGGTACACACCATGACACAGATCATTCCCGACATCATCAACATTGTCATTGAGGCCATTTTCGCCATCCTCGGCCTGTTCTTCACCGGCGTGGCCGTTCCGTGGCTGATCAAGACCGGCATCCCTTGGCTGAAAGACAAGCGCCTGTACGGCATTGTCACCGTTCTGGTCAAGGCGGCGGAGAAGCAGCGCGAGGCCGGTGCGCTGCCCATCCCGAAGTACGATTATGTGGTGCAGATGCTTGAAGCAAAGGGAATTAAGGTCACGGCGGAGGTAAAGGCCATGATCGAGGCGGCGGTTAAGGAACTGGACATCGCGGTTGACAGCACTATCGGTACGCTGGGCGGCATCTTTGTGGAGGACAACCCCGGAAAGACGGATGGGGAAAAGGAACTGAATAACTGAAATTACCCCCGGCTGCTATACTCATAGATATAGCAGCCGGGGGATTTTTTGTGCACATACGCCGAAAAAATGCTGTTGCACAATGCTGGTTTTGTGGGTATCATAATAAGACAAAAAGCGACAGAGCGGAACAGGAACGCCGACACCGCCCTGCGCGGGTGAGCGAGAGAGGAGGCTTTACGGTGCAGACCGGAGGACGAACATTTAAGCATCTGACCAAGAACGACAGGCTGCGCATTGAGAAGTGGCAGCGCAGGGGCTTGAAGCCGCCACAGATCGCGGAGAAGCTGCGCGTCCACGTTTCCACCATCTACCGGGAGTTGAAGCGCGGGGAGTATGAGCGGCTGGACGGGGAGACGTGGGAAATGGTGACGGCGTACAGCCCGGACATCGCGGAGGCGCGATACCAAAGCAATCTGCGGGAGAAAGGGCCGGACTTGAAGATCGGAAAAGATCACGAGCTGGCAAACTACATTGAGACAACAATCACGGAGCGGGAGTGCAGCCCTGCCGCTGTCCTTGGATATGCAATGCTGGAAGGGCGGACATTCGAGACCTCTGTTTCCGTGACGACGATCTACAGCTACATCAAAAAGGGTCTCTTTCTCCACATCACACAGGTGGATTTGCCGCGCCGGGGCAAGGTGAAGCAGAAATACAAAAAGGTCAAGACCAAGAAAGATCAGGTGCGGGCCTCTGCGGGTGAGAGCATTGAGCAGCGCCCGCCGGAGGTGGAGAGCCGCGAGGAGTTCGGGCATTGGGAGGGCGACACCGTGTACAGCGGCAAGGGTAAGTGCAAGACCACCAGCGCCCTGCTGACCCTGAATGAGCGCAAGACGCGAAAAGACATCATTATAGGAATACCGAACAGAAAGGCGGAAACCGTGGTCAAGGCGCTGGATGCGCTGGAGCGGAAATGCGGTGCCAGACGGTTCAGGGCGATCTTCAAAAGCATCACCTTTGACAACGGCACGGAATTTTCGGCGGCGGAGGTGCTGGAGCGGAGCGCCGTCAATAAGACCATCCCGCGCACAAAGGTATACTACTGCCATCCGTATTCTTCGTGGGAACGGGGGAGCAACGAGAACGCCAACAGCATGATCAGGCGGCGGCATCCGAAAGGCACAGATTTTTCCAAGGTCAGCGCGGCGGAGATCGCGGCCACGGAGGAGTGGATTAACAACTATCCTCGAAAAATCTTAGGATACAAGAGCAGCGAGGTCATGTTCCGGGAGTGCCTGCGGGAGATCGGGCTGATCGCGTAACAGGAAGAAACCAGCACAGAGGACAATCAAAGGGAGAGGATGTGAGTGGAGCGGAACACGGGGAACAGAACAGGAAAACACGCAGGCTGCCGACCATGGGACATGACGGCGGCCATGTTGGCTTGTCAAAATTAGACAAAACAAGAAGTGAAAAATTGTGTGCATTTAATGCTTGACTTTTGCTTCTGCCGTGTTTTTGCAAATAATGCTTGCATTCCCGTTGGGGATGTGATATACTACCATAGCTTGAAAAGGGCGGTCCTCTGCCGTGCGCGGGTGAAAGAGTCCCGACAGCGCCGAAGAAAAGCGGTCAAGAACGCCTATAAATAGGAGGAAAATATCCATGGATCTCATCAAAGAGCTCGAATCCCAGCAGCTGAAAAAGGAAATGCCCGTCATCAACGTCGGCGACACCGTCCGCGTTCATGTCAAGATCAAGGAAGGCTCCCGCGAGCGTATCCAGGTCTTCGAGGGCATCGTCATCGCGAAGAAGCACGGCGGTCTTGAGGAGACCTTCACCGTTCGTCGTCTTGCCTACGGCGTCGGCGTCGAGAAGGTGTTCCCCATCCACTCCCCCCTCATCGAGAAGGTCGAGACCGTGCGCAGCGGTTATGTTCGCCGCGCCAAGCTGTATTACCTGCGCGGCCGCGTCGGTAAGGCTGCCAAGATCCGCGAGAAGCTGTAAGGCAGATTCTTTGAGAACAAAAAAGCATGGCGTTTCCGCTACTCCTGATAGGGGTACCTTGAAGCGTGTCCTCGGATTAGGCAGGCAGTGCAATTGTACTGTCTGCCTTTTCTGTTGTCTCTCCGCATAGAAGCATATCGTCTGTCTCGTTGAGGTTGAAGTCCCGAAAACAGATGTGGATCTTCTGCGGTGCGTGCTTGGAGTATTTGACCTCTTTCTCATACACGATGATTTTCGCCACAAAGGTGCGGAGCAGTTCCGGGGTCAGTTCCGTCATGTCGGTGAACTTTCTGGCCTTGGCGATGAAGTTCTTGGCGTTGGCCATGCTACTGCGTAGTTTCTCCAGGCGCTCCTCCGTGGCAGGGATGGCTTCGGCCAGCTGCGCTTTCTCCTTGGAGTATGCCTCAGACAGCAAACGGAACTGCTCATTGCTCACCCGTCCCAAGGCGCTGTCCTCATACATCCGCTTGAACACTACATCCAGTTCGCCATCCCGTTTCCGCATCGTGGACAATTCCCGTTCCAACCCCCGGATCTCCTTTGCCACCTCAGTAGATTGCTTTTGCTGAATATATGCGGCGAACCGCTCCGGGTCGCTCCTGGCAAACTCTGTAGCTCTGCGGATTGTTTCCAGCACGATTTCCTTCAGTGCCACTTCCCGGATATAGTGAGCGCTACACACTTCTGCCCCGTCCTTCTTGTAGGTGCGGCAGGTGAAATGATTCTGTTCCGGCTTCATGGTGTGCGCCCGGTGCAATACCATGGGCTTACCGCAGTCCGCACAATACACCAATCCAGAGAACATATTCTGCTCATCCATATTCGTGCGGCGGCGCTTATGAGATCGCACCTCCTGTACGATATCCCAGGTTTCCTGATCCACCAGCTCTTCATGAGTATTCTCAAAGATAAGCCACTCTGATTTGGGGCGTTCACATCGTTTTTTGTCCTTGTAGGACTTGGTGCTGTAGCGAAGGTTGACCGTGTGCCCAAGGTAGACCATGTTCTGAAGCATATCCGCCACCATGTCGCCAGTCCAGTTGTAGGGCCGCTCTGCATTCAGCCCGGAATGGGATGTGCCGAATTTCGTATAGGCGTACATGGATGGACTGTAGATGCATTCTTTCTTGAGCTGCTTTGCAATCTGGGCTGGTCCCATTCCGCCGGCGCACATGGCGAAGATGCGTTTGACGACAGCCGCCGCCTCCTCATCCACCAACAGAGGAGAGTCCTTGGTTGCACCCTTGCGGTAGCCGTAAGGAGCTCGTGTCCCCACCCGGATTCCCCGCTGTGCCTTGGCGTTCACTACATTCCGCACCTTGCGGCTGCAGTCCCGCACGTGCCACTCATTGAACAAATTCTTGAAAGGCATCAGCTCGTTGCTGTTTTCATACTTGGTGTCAACATTGTCGTTGACAGCGATGTAGCGCACATCATTGGAAGGGAATATCTCCTCGATATAAAGACCGGTGTGCAGTTGGTTTCTTCCAAGGCGGGAAAGATCCTTTGTGATGATGACGGCGATGTCGCCGTTGCTCATGTCATCCATCATCTGTTCAAAGGCTGGGCGATTGAAATTCGTACCGGAATAGCCATCGTCCACATAAAATCTGGTGTTCTGGAACCCATTCTCATCGGCGTACTTTTGCAGGATAAGTTTT